ACGTGCTCGAGCATCGATACGTAGCTTGATCTGTTCACTAATGGAACGACCAGCTTTACCTTCATCGATAGTTTCGGTATAGCGGCAGCCATTGGCGTGGATGTGGATGACGTTCCCCTCACTCCACACCGACCATACATTTATACCCGAAACACCGTGTCCGTAGAGAGTTAATTCATTTTCTTTCATATTCTTCAAGCTCCGCTTTAACACGACCTAAAGACACGTCAACTAAGTCTGAAGGTAAAGGTGGTGTAAGATCGTATCTCTTACAAATCTCGCAAACCGCATCGTAAATACCGTAATTATCAAGCTTATTGAAGAAATCTGTATCTTTTTCAAATGCTTTATAGTATGCACGAAACTGCACTACATCAATCGGATACCCCTTTATACTGCTCATAAATAACATCTCCGTAGTGTTTAGCCCCAGGATAGGGATCTTCATAGACAACTCGTTTACAACGAGTATTAGCAATCATCTTTGCACAGTGCCGACAAGGTTCGGCCGTACAATAAATGGTATGAATCTTATTGACATCTGGTACTTGCATGAGCAGATTCTGTTCGGCATGAACAGCATCGCACTTATCAAGCGCAGTACCACTTGGTGCCGATGAGCCTTCACATGGAGTGTCAATACAATGAGGAGTACCAACTGGCGTGCCGTTGAACCCCGTAGCTAGAACTAGTCCATTCTCATCAATGGCTATCGCACCCACGGCACGACGCTTGCATGTTGATCTCATGGCAATATCACTGACGATTCGCATGTATAATTCGTCTGTAGTTATACGGCCCATAGTAATTGTCCTTTTAAAAGTTTAACTTAAAATTTATATAAAAGTTATATTTCAAATGCTTACCAGGACTTACCGGAGCGCTCCAGATTAAACCAGCCAGGTTAGCCCGTAGGCTTATATAGCCTAACAATTTATAATAACTGGAGCGCACCGGTTAGCTCCTAGATTTAATCTTGATTGTCCATGAGCCACTGACCAAACTCAGACTTATTAGTTCCAAGTAATAAATCAGATACACTCGTAATACGAGGTGGCTCAATAATGGCGATATCTTCTTTCGTACAATTGATTACGTCACGCATATATGCGAAATTCTTCTCATATACATGTAGACTATCAGCATTAAAGTAGAAATCACCTTTTTCGACTTGTAACTCGAATGCAACCATTTCATGTAACCAACTAAAACATGGCCAATCAATGCTTGCACCAATGGCTAGATCGCTTGATCTCATATTGACAATCATTATCAACTTATCTTGAACGATACGGAACAAAATCCCTTTCGTACACACAACATCCTTGTTACCACTAAACATGTGTTCTTTACCGAGCATTGGTATATAAGCTTGTCTAGAATCAGGATCGTTTCTTAATGTCCAAACAACCTGACCAAGCCCGTTGACACCATCTTTGTTAAGTCTTCGAAACCAATAATAACCGTAATTAGAAAAGATACGACCATCAGGTTGAACAATAGTCGGCCAAATGCTCGCATGATCACATATGCTTTGATCATAAGGGTCTCCTTTAAGGTACCAAAGAAATTCTTTCTTTATGTAATTGAGATTATCATGACGAAATCGAAATGAATGAAATGGGTATTCAATTCTATCTTGATAACCAATGACTTCACGGATTCTAAGACTCCGTGGTGCCGATGTAACACCGTGTGCATTGACTGCACGGAAAGCTCTCTCAGCTGGGATCATGTTACTTGTTGATAGCATCTTTTACCTCCTCAAGTAAATCTTCAAATGACATTTCAGTATAGTCATAATGAATATGTGGGATAGTATCCATAATCTCATGGTACTTGTGTTTGATATTTTCTTCGTTCGCCAAGATTTTGTTGATGTGATCTTTAGTATCGTACTCTTTCCATTCGTGCTTGACCTTCGGCACAGTAGCCCAGATCACAATACTATGGCGTATAATGGCGTCCATGTAAGCATACATAACCGCCACATGGCGATCATCCAAACCCTCTTCATAACATAGTCTTGATAATGGTGTAATACGGTCGAATACCACATTAGAATGCTCAGCTATAGCTAACTGATAATTAGCCATTGTAGAAGCTTGTTCATCTGATTTAGGCGGGCCGCCAATCATGTGAACTCCTAAACCAAAAAATCCACCCAGCCTCCTTGCTAGAGTGGACTTACCGCATCCGTCATATCCTTCAACGATTATTGACTTCATTTATGTATACTCCCAAAATCACAAAGGACATCGATGATCCGATCTTCTGGAGATTTCCATCCTTCTGGTTTAATAGCATCGGCCGCTGAGCCGTCGCCACGTTTAGGGTTTATACCCTTTTTCTTTTCCATATTGGCATCATGCACTGCGGCAAATATTCTCTCAAACATTTTGTCATTTATACCGAGTTTGTACAAGACACCCATAGCGAAGTAAATATTATCAACCATGGCATCAATGCAGCCAACAATATCACCTTCCATATGCGCTTCCAGAAATTCAAGGTTTTCCTCCGATAAACTCTTGAGTGAGATCTTCATCTCATCTGTTGAAAGAATATCCATATTCCTGAATCCAATACCGAGGATTTCTCTATTAAATTCAAGGACTTTCTTAAACTCTTTAGACATGCTCATCTCCTGTATAAACTAAAGTCCAAACACGATCAGCTGTATCGTTCTCATCCTGATACTTGACACACTTCAGAACATCATTGCTGTCATATACGATAGGGACACCATGTATATTAAAGCTTGTATTGATAAGAATACCGAACTCGTCCAGAGATTTACCCATCACCTTCATAAGAGGGTCGTGTGAACCAATTACTTGAGGACGACCAGTAAATCCTTCACCATGTGGTAGGTTATGTGCAGCGCCACGGATACTGGGTGCAACATCATGGTATTCCATTGCTGTAATCATAAACTCATGACTACGCAGAGATTTATGATAATCCAAGAAATTATTCTCAGCAAACCCTTCACTCACAACAGGACCCATTGGCATAACAGTTGCACGACCATTAAGTTTATTGATATAGTGCACATTTTCCATAGTGGGTGTGGCTATAGTTGATGTGTGACACAATGCACGAGGCCCAAATTCCATGGCTCCCCACACAATATTAACGATTTGATCCATCGTGAGAAGACGATGTAACCAGTACTCCATCTCTTCATGGTCATCGAAGTTCATCACTTTCTCATGTTCAACACGTTCGAGTTTTCTCTTACCCCAGAACAAGTGCTTAGGCATGACAAAATCAGGGTTATGATACTTGTATAAACCAAGTGCAGCACCTTGATCACCACTTAGTGGCATGACAGCTACCTTACCATTAACACGTTCCATGATACGATAGTTAAGTTTCACATTTAAGAAACAGCCGCCAACCAGGACTACATCATGAATCTGGAATTTCTGAATTATCTGCATCAGCATACGCTCGATAACAGACTGAACCACATATGCAACTTTAACCTTGTCTCTTTCACACGGTTCAAGTAGATCATCCCACATTACTTGTGTCTCAACAAGAGCACTGATATTATATAGTGGGTCAGCTTTGTTTTCAAGCTGAGGGCACATGAATACAGTTGTCAAATACTGGAAGATTTCGGCGATTACAGGTTCAAGTGCAAGAGCATCCTTATCAGTGATTTGAGACTCGTAACCAAGAAGCTTATACTCGTCTTCATTCATCTTGAGACCAATATTAGCTGTGGCATATTGATACATCAGGCCGAGGCTGCCGTTGTACCCATGTACTCTGTGAATAAGTTCACCATCTGATGTGTATACAGAGATGCATTCACCAAAGTTACCGAATCCATCGACAACTAAATAGTATGGATTATCCATTTCAGATACGTCGGCACCCAGAAAAGCTTTAGCACTCCACATATGCGCATCATGGTGTGTAAAGTCTTTATTGAGACTAATTACTTCGGCACCGAATGGTAGTTTGCTTGGTTGCCAATGCTTATCCTTCATTTTATTGACGTCAGCAAATGGTTCCCAATGTGACACATATACTCGGTCATAATCATCGAAACCAAGTTCTGCAATAGCTTTTTCTGGGAAGTGGCTATCAGACTTGATCTTTGACAGACGCTCTTCTTCGTAACCAGCTATTAGATTCCCATCTTCTACAGCGATAGCTGAGGCATTATGGCCAAGAGTTAGTAGTAGATCTCGCATTTTATTATCCTTTAAAGAGGCCGCCCCGAAGGGCGGCTATTAGATTACCACTGTTCCAGAATATCGTCAACAGCTTCAGAAGACTCACGCTTAGTAGGCTCGGCTGGGGCATCCGTTTCAGGTTTTGACTCAATGGCTGGCATCGCTTGCTTATTATTCTCAAGCTGTGGAGCATTTGAGGTCAGACCAAATTCCCACTCTTTTTCTTCAGCAATAGCGAGTGACGCCTGAGCCATTTCTTTCTTCAGAACGCCCATAGCTTTGAAATTCAGTTTTGGGAATTCAGAATCTTCATCGAAAGACAGACGAGTAATAACAACTGCAGGAGTTGTGATGCCGTCTTTTGACAGGCTCTTACTGTACTCAGTGAGAGGTTTAAGACTTGATACTGTGACGTTAAGCAACCAGTGCTGAGGCTTTTCATCCTTCATATCCTGGGCTTTAACGATATACAGACGCTTACTGTCTCGACACGCTTTGGCTTTCTTACCAGTCTGCTTACTAATGGCAGAACCAAATTTATTATTAGGGCATGTTGCACAATTGTTGTGAACGGGATTTGTAACCCATGAATCTGGGGTTACACCATTTGAGCTTGAGCAATCTGGTGGCTCGCTCGAATCAGGATTATACGCACCTTCATAGAAAGTCTTGGCAGTACCATGTTCAGGTAACATGCCAACGATGACACAATCGAGATCATCTTTTACAACCTCAACTTCTTCACCGTCTTCCTTAAAACGGAAGCGCATACCTTTAAGTGAGATACGAGGTACACTCGAACCAGCACTTACCATGTCTTCAGTCTTGGCGGCTGAAGATGATTCCATCAATTCTTTCAAATAATCTGGGACTTGTAAATCGTTAGACATATTTCACCTATTTCGTTGGTTTGCGGATTTGTACTACGTCTTCTTGAATGTACTCGATACCCATTTCAGCAGGGTTAACGCCTTCATTCATAAGTTCCTTTACAGCGGCCTTACTAATATGGCTTGTAAAGATTTGGGTATTACCAGATTTGAGGACATATTCATCAACCTCATCTCTAGCACCTGGTGCGATACGAGCATAATCTTTCGTAGTCCTAAATGCTGTACCAAATTCGGTCTTGAATGACTCGACCCCAGTATCATTTGAAATCTCTAATATCTGGGCTTCAAGATCAGCCATTTCCATCTTGGTAACTGACTCGAAATCAGTAAACTCTTTTCGCTTTTCAGAAAGAGCATCTCGTTTGGAGATGTATTCTTTCACTAGTTCATTTACTTTTGCCATGTTTGGCTCCTACTTGTTATCATATAAATATTATACAACGCAAGCTTATTCTTTGTACACACCCTCCCTTAAAGATTTTTGTAGAGTTCTAAGATGTCGTCATTAGTAAGCTTACCACCTTCAAGCTTCTTAAACAACTCAGTCTCAACTCTACAAGATTCGAGTTTAACGATATGCTGGTGCTTAGTTTGTCCAGCACGACGAATTCTTGCAATACTCTGTAAGAATTTCTCAACACCCATGATTGGAGTCCAGAACAATATATGGCTTGATGCAGTTAGTGTCAAACCATGGCTTGCTGTAGATACTTGAGCAATGAGAATTTGTAAGTCACCATCTTGGAATTCATCAAAAATTCTCGATCTCATCTTTACAGGTACCTGACCAGACACAGTGCCGACGCGATACTTGCCTCTGAAATGCTTCTCAATCATATGTATCGTAGCCACAAATTGTGTGAATACAATAAGTTTTTTACCAGACTCCAATAGAGTTACCTCCATCTCATCTAGTTTTGGTTGTACGTTGAGCTCATGCACCACGCCCTCTTCATCGATGACTGTGCCACTCGCTATCTGCAAGAGTTTACTAAACTTGACACCTGCATTGACAGCAGTTATGGTACCTTCTTTTAACTCATGCAACTGCTGATTAACCATGTCTTTATAGACTTTATCTGTGTCTTTATGCATCTTAACTCTACGAGTCTCAAATGTAATAGGTGGCAAGTCTATACATTCATCGGTCTTAAACCGTATAGCTGGTTGAAGAGTATTAAATACGACACGTTCCCACTCAGGTTTATGTTCATAATTATACATGTCGATCTGGTACATAACCATATTACGAAACTTAGTCATATATGGTGTAGGTAAATTCTTTGGGTTCACAACCTTGGCCAAACCATAAGCATCCATGGCACCAGTAGTTATTGGTGTACCAGTCATACCCCATACAGACTTAGCACGTGCCGCTATCTTTTGCATGGCTTTTGATCGTGCACTACCATGGTGTTTATATGCTGTCAATTCATCGATAACGATAATATCAATATTGGCCTTAATTATCTCATCACGATAAGTTCTAACACAGTCATGATTAGTAATAATCACATCTGCTTTTGAATTCAGGGCTTCAAGCCTTTTAGGTCTAGGGCCATGCATGATAGCATAGTTCAAGTGTGGAGTTATATTTCTCAACTCTTTGACCCACACAGTTTCCATAATAGATAGTGGACATATAATCATCATACGCTTCACCTTCCCTGTGAAGCGTAATATATCGAATGCCCAAATAGACGAAGCAGTTTTACCAGAACCTAGATCATTGAAACAATACCCTTTCTTAAACCTAAGAAAGAACATGATAGTTTCATACTGATGTGCAAAAGGTTCATAGTTGTAAAACTCATAACCAATCTTCTTAAATGCAGATGACAGGTTCGATGTAGTCGACGATTCGTTTGATGACATTTCGATCTTTCCCATACATGATTTCAAAATAACCACCAGCCTTTTGAACAGATTCTCCAAATTTCTGTTGGAGGGCCGTGGGCTTTCCGACCTCAGTCTTCACTTCAATGGCAACATACATCCCATGAATACAGAAGATTAGATCGGCGACGCCACGCTGTGAGTATTGGCTTGCAGGATATTTGATGTAAACAATCTTATCACCATATATCTTGCTTAACTCAGTACGTAGCCATGCTTGGATCGGTGCTTCTTTATTAGCCATGATTACCTCTTATACAATGGACACTGGTCTTTGATCAAACAGAAACCGCAGTACTTGTGTTTCGTTGGTTTGAACTCTTCATCAGCATTGACTTCTTCATACTTCTCATTGAAGTAGTCAATCTCACTCTGCACATCGGCACGCTTGATCTCAATCGAGATAGACTGTTTATGGTCTACAAAGAGATACGTGTTCTTCAACTTTTCCAGATCAGGCATCGTGCTCATGATCATAGCAGATGAGAGATGGAGCTGACCGTGATCTGCTGTATACTCACGTACCTTACCAGTCTTGAAATCCATACTCAAACCTTCGGCATCACGTATGGCTAGACCATCAATGATACAGCGATACTTGACTGTGGTTGGTTTAGCAAACCAATCACACTGATTCCAGTCCATATCTGTAGCCAATTGCCTTTCAGCAAATACATGGTCAAAGTTTTGGAATACTTTATCAATGATAGGTACTACGTTCTTTGACTCCTCGGACATAGCTGGAGGCTTCCCAAATGTCTCCTCAGCGCTCCGTTTAAAGTTAATGTAGTCCTCTAACTGCTTATGTATCCGGTTACCTCTGGCGAAATGTGGGTTATCACTATCATCGGGATAAGTCTTGTCGATATATTGTGACTTGAATTTCATCGGGCACTCGAGATATGTATTCAGTCGAGACCAACTTAGTGCTATTGGAGTTTTCATATTGCGTCCTTTAACCATTCGTTTATTTCGTCTTGGAGCTCTTCACGGAATGTCTTCTCTTTAAATGTTCCTTTGACATCAACGTCAAGAACACCTAAACCATATCGTAATTCGTCAGCTATATGGTTTTGTTGTCGAGCTAACCATTCAGCTTCTCGTGCCTTTATATGCATATCAATTCCAGCACGATGACAAATAATACCACCAGGTCTAGGGTTACTAAGGCCATAAAGGTCAGTCATCTGATCATGACCTATTTGAGGGTTACTATAAATATCAATACCCATAAAATTACTTGCCAAGGTTGACCTTCGCATTGATATTTGGGAGGCGCTCAAGGATTTGTCCATACATTTCCTTTATATTCTTGGTCTCGGTCTTAAGCTGTTCTTCAAGCTTATCACGATATACATCTTTGATGGCTGCAACCTCTTTATCCTTTTCTTGAACAAGAGCAACCACTCTCTTTTCATAATTTATTTCATGAACTTCAAGCTTCATCTTGACCATATGTTTGATGTCTTCATCCGCACGTTTGCGTTCAGCCTCGACATCGGCAAGATCATTCTTCTTTTCACGAACCTCCTTCTCCAGTTCTGCGACACGTGCTTTAAGACTGTCACGTTCTTCTTTCAGTTCATTAACTTTATCTTGTACTTCGTTTCTACGGCCCCACATAATTAATCTCCTTAAAGATTAGTGATTTTAGCAAATGATTCGAATGAATACCCACCATCGAATGGGAATTTAATCGGTAAGTCTTTCTTAAAGATTTTGACATACACATCCGTGTTAGTGATCTCCATAATTTCTTTAGCTACATCGATAACTATATCTTTAGGACAGAAGTAATATAGTCCATCATGTAGCTGAAGAACTAGAATAAGGAATGGATACTTCTTATTCAACATAGCTATTGTAGCATATGTATGATCAGCTCCACTGCCCTGAATTGGAAAATTAATGGCTGATGATTCCCCTGACCAGTCGAACTTGGTAATCTTGTAACGACGGCCTCCCACTGTTTCGGCGTATCCTTTTTGACGCGCCAACGCAATTGAGTCGTCCCAGTATCTAACGACTCCAGGATACTGTCTCTTGTATAGACTAAGGTATCTTCTCGCTGTACCAATATCAATATCTTTTTCATAGGTGGTGAAGAATTTTTCGGCAAGGGCTGGTGGACCAATTCGGTATTGACAAGATAGATTAAGGAGCTTACCAGACTGTCTCTCTTCGACGATCTCTTTAACGTCATTCTTATTGCCCTCCACAACCTCTTCATATGGTCTACCATATATGGAGGCCGTCATATCTGAGTGTAGATCTTTACCTTGCTTATAACCTTCAATAAGCTTATCATCCATTGACTTTTCAGCAACCCAACGGAGTTCTTGTGAGTTAGCATCTACAGCTATAAGTGCCATGCCTTCAGGTATCTTCATACCATGCTTGATGCTCTTCGCTTTCCTCGGCACTTGATGAAGAGCTATTGATACTTGATGCTCTTGCTTTTTCGTAGTCTTATTCGAGTAAGTCATACGACCAGTATAAGTACCAAAAATACGTGGACTACCATAAAGTACTTCTTCTCCAACATATTTGAGAGTACGTTGGAATCCAGAAGTATATTTGGATTGAATCGTATTGATCTTAATGGCAGCCATTAATTTATCAAAGCGTGAATCATTAGTTTGTTGATGCATACGCATTAACACATCATGTGCCGTAGATGGGTTACCGGCTGGTGTATATTTGATGGGTTTCAGTTTCCACTGACCAAATATAAGAGCTTGCTTTTGTTTTGGAGAACCCAGTAGTTTTGTATCAACACCAAGCTCTTTACAGAGTTGTTGCTTTTTAACTTCCAGTTTCTTATGTAGATCACTCAAATAGACCGCATCAAATGGTATACCTTGTAACCAACCTTTAGCGATAGGTGCAATACACTTTTGCTCAATCAAGAACCCACGTTGTTGCTCAACAGGTAACTTCTTCCACATGACTTTGAATAAGTCAAGAGTCATACGAGTATCGAGTTTGTTACGCTCTAACCAATACTCATAGTTATCACCAGGTGTAACGGTCTGGAATTTAACATCATTGAACTTATCGATATCGGGGTGGTCTTTAAGATGACGGTTACAACAATTAATCAATGAGTGACTAAGCTTCTCTTTCTCAGCTTGTTGGCCATTTTCTAACCATCTGGATAAGAGACTGGAATCAAGCCAATGGATACTATTAATCAAGTCATAGTCTTTGACTGTCGCTAATAACCAAGCCACATCAAATAAAGCATTATGGCAAACAATATGTTTACCACGTAAGGCCTCAAGTGCCTCTAATAATTTCTCATGAAAGTTATCGTGGTGTTCTGCAGTACCATTAAATAGTCCTGCAAATGTAGCACAAGTGATCTGTGCTTTACCTTGTTTAACACGCCAAGGCTCAAGTGCGTAAGGCTTATCGGTTTTTACTGTCGGTGCGGTTTCAACATCCGTTGCGGAGAGTTCGTCGAGGTTAAGCATGGTTGCTCCAATCGTTTTATTTGCATGGTCGTGTAGTCCAAATAAACCCCAAGATAATGACCAATGTGGTCTAATATCTGTTTATATTCTTGGCTTATAGGTACTATTATACTACGTACAACTATTTTGTAAACAGACAAACGCCAAAAACTTAAAGTAAGGGTCACATTGGGTTCATCTAGTTGTGCGTAAATATTTCCATCCTTTAATACTAAAGGAATGTCTGTATGCGATAACAATACGTTGGGCAACCCTTCACGCCGAACCTTACATAAACCAGTCGATCGACTGGTATTATTAATCAACAGTAGTAAGGTGACCGCCTGATTTACGAGGGCCGTTCTTTCCGATCTCTGCATCGAATCTCTTCTTTAGCTCTGATTTATCCATGATCTCGTATTCATCATGGTTACGGACACATAGTATTGGTGTCTGACGTTTTCCATCTGACATTTTATATGAGTCACGTATATCCATACCGTCTCTTGCTAAAGTCATATCAAGAGGTTCAAGATTATATCGTTTAACCTGGCGAGGATTCTTAGGTGTAGGTGCAGATATTGTTTTCACTACACTACGATCTAACAGCTCTTGCACAATCTTATATGCCTTGTTTTGACCAAATTCACATAAGCTATAATACTCAAGCTGGGTTCTAGTAACCAAATCCGCAAAGAATATGTTGGAACGGTGTTCTATATCATCTTTAACTTTTTGTGCTTCAGGAGACAGGTATACATCTTGACTAGAGGACATAAGATCATCGGTCTTACGAGCGACGCCCAACGGATTGAAATCATCCGTTATAGAGCAGTCGACTTCTTGTATCATCCACGATAAGAAGTCGGCCACTTTAGTTGGATCACGTAGCATATCACCAACTTGGTACATTCGTTTTTCTTGCTCAACGGTCTTCGGCTCTTCATCATGGTAGACTAGAAAACGTCTACTGTCTTTAGAGATTTCCAAAGCTGTACGGTCATTAGAGAATATGTACATGAAGAAATAAGATTCGACACCGATCTGTTTCTCTTTATTCTTGCCTTCAGTTGTCATCGTCTCTTCAGTAATGACTCTCTTAATGGCATTCATCATATTATTTCGGTGTGATGGGTTTCTGGCACCATGTGCTTCGTCGACAAGTGCGAACGTTGCCTCTGATAGAGACACGTTAAATCGTGCCCCAATGTCATTAACATTGAGACTCAAACAATTTGATTTATGGAATAACTCTTGTGTCAGCTTCCAACTAAGACCTTTACCTGTTCCTTCATATCTCGATGTCAGGTAGATACTCCATGCAAACTTAGTGTATGGGTGAAGCCATTTGTATTTCATGATCTTCAACCAGTCCTCATAGATAGGACCATAAGTACGCTTAAACACATCTTGAAATTTACGAACCGCTATTTGATCGTAATTCGTCACTGTCTGTATCATTGGTGGTTGATACTTATTGAAGAACCTATTACCATGGCGATTGAATATTGGATCAGGACAAGGGAAGTAACCCTCAGTACTGGCTTGTTTCTTATCTGGTGAGTCAAGCCATACTCTACCTAATGGCGACATCTGGAAGTCACCGTTCTTGTTAGGTGGTAGATTCAGGTTAGGTACACGTTGAGGATATACATTCGACAGAGCTGTAGCTGATATAGCCACCTCTGTAGGTTTAGATATACGCTTAACAACGTTATCACCTGTTAGTAGAACCAAATCATCGAGGAGATCGTCAAGCGTACTACCAACTGTGAATTTCTGCATGGCATCATCATACTGTGCCGATGCTTCTTCAAGTGTAGGTAATCCATCTGATTGGTCACACTTACCAATAGCTAACTCAGCGATAGCCATTGCTTCGGTTTTGGGAATACGCCTACGTACGAGGCTGGCCATTAATCGTAGGATAGTATTATGACGTTGACCTGATGGGATACCATTGGTCATAATCTCATTCAGAATCGAGGTCTTATCATCTCTCTTTTCTGTTTCACCCTGTTCATTGACATAACGTAACTCTTCAATCAGCTCTATCGGCGCATCGGCAATTGGCTTCTTATTAATTAACTCATAACCAGTATTACCCACACCAACAGCATAGAAAGGAGACATGTGTACAATGTCAATTCCAGGATACGGTGCGTGTTTGAAGCGTTGTCCGAGATCAGTCCATAAATAATAGTGAATGCCACCGCTAGGAGTTGTAACAGTGAAAGTGTCAGGAATACTGAGCTTGTCAAGGTGTATACGTCCATCATTATCATGACCTCCTTCTGACGGCACATCGACATCAATAATGAAGAGTTGCTTCTTGATATCAGGATTGAATCGTGGGGAAGTTACGATACCATAGTATTCGGCATCATCCCAAGCTTTTAGATATTCTTTATCATCGAGTCTGTGAACATTGCCAAGATTATCTTTAATCTTGACCATTGGTCTTTTAGTGCCGTTCTTGATTGTTATCGGAATAATACCATATGGTTCACCGATATATCGCAAGAATTTCAACCCCGCACTCAGGGCTGAAGGTATCTCGTTAGACATATACTCTCCCTTAAATGGGTGCCCAGGCCGAGCCAGAAGGGAGGACTAGCTCAACCCAGACACCACGTACTCTTCAAACATTGAGTCAAGTTATAATTATACTATGGTATAATACCAAAGTAAATACACCGGACTAAGATCTTTATGGGTCATCATTTTTGTTGATGTCTTCTATGATAATAAGACCAGCCAATAATAAAATGATAATAATAAGTCCCCAATACAACATATCTGGCCATGTCATCGTCTTATCCCAAAGTAAGTCCACAATAACTCGTTAATAGAAACTTGCCAACGCCAATCGTCATAGTAAAGGTTTACATACCGTTCTACACACTGCTTTGACGCTTTATATGGTTTCAATACTTTACCAATATGTGTACCACGTGCGGGTTTATTGCGTACGATTTTACCTGTCGGGTACAACAAGTAATGGTCATTGCAAATGGATTTTGGTTTCATCTTCGGCATTGATTTCAACCTCTTCAGGTTCAGTTGGCTCCATTACTACGATCTTCTTAACGATCTTAGTACCAGGTACTTGAGGTACGAACATCTTTATCTCGTACTCAACATCAACGCCCAACGGCACCTCGTAAATAAATGTCGTTAGTATCGTACCACTGTCATTCACGCGTTTACGTAGTGCCGTTTCTGCATCATCAGCGACGGCCCACCCAATGGCATCAATAGCCACATAGTGTTTATCTGTCATGGTAAATCCTTTAACTCTTTTTCATAGGTATCAAGGAAATCAACAAGGTCCCTACGACTACAACCATCATTGATTATTTGTTGAAGCCATGCGTAGGCTGTTTCTGGCTCAGGCTCTGGCTCAGGTGCCGTTGTCTTCCACTCGTCATAGGTATCCATATCTCACCAATGCACCGATAACTACAAATGTAAGGAAGACATAAAGAACGATATTAAGTAGTGTGTTCACAATGTTTCTCCGCTAGTCTCTTAAAGTGATTCGCATAATTGCCGCGGTGCCCACGCTCTTTGTATATACTGATTTGGTTATCTAAGGCAGATGCACAAATCTGATCGAGCTTAAATCCAGGGTACAGCGGCACCTTAGCAGGTCTATGATATGGTTGCTTAACCATAACGGCGCCTCGTACCATATTTAGGATCGAATGGATGCGAATCTGAGAGAGGGTACTTCGGCTTGATCATACGCATTGGAAGACCGCGATCATTTGCTTCAGCGATCTCATCATCTGTCGCATGACGCCATTTACCATTTGGTAGTTGAATCCATGGTCGTGAACCTACAACTGCTGATACCATTTGTGATACTCCTATATTAAGTGTACAGATATATTTTATCAAGAATTTATACCATTGTACATATGAGCCCAAAAAGATTTTTGTTCGACGCAAAAGAAAGCCGCAGCACCCACGACAATGCTGCGGCTCATGGCTAACTTGTGGAGATTGGTGTTAGCCTACCAGGTCGTCCAGGCCAGAGTCACCGTCGGTGTCTGACTCAGGAGCTGCTTCGACTTCAGTCTCAGCGGATTCTTCTTTCTTCTTGCGAGGATTGGCTTCGTTATACGCAGCACGATCATCGGCGATAGAAGACTTGTCACTGACCATGCCATCCAGGATATCGAAGAGTGGTTTTGCATCGTCTTCACTGTAATCCTGCGATGGCTCATCGGCACCACGCATTTTACCTTCAGCGATATTCTTACGCAGCTGATCTTTGGCTGCATCGATATCGGCCTGGTCAAAAGTGGTGTCTTCGGTCAGGTACTTGAAGTTGCGATTAGTACGGATGTCCATGATCTTGCCCGCAGTTGTGAAGAAATCCTTCGCAACAGCTGAGTCAGACTTATGAACTGCAACTTCTTCACCTTCTTCATTCTTTTCCAGGGTTTCAACAGATTCCTTGAAGCGAATGTGCCATACCAATGGCAGAGGCATACGACCGCGAATCAGCTTAGCGGGACCAGCAGGTGCCTTTTCTTCAGTGGCTTCTTCAGTGGTCTCAGTTTCTGTAACTTCAACTTCTTCAACGGCTTCAACTTTCTTTGAACGAGGCATATTAATGCTCCTTAATGTATGTAAGTAGGGAACTACATGGCCAACATGGCCACAAGGTTATATTGCTAAAGATCAAATTGAGCATGCAGCGTCAATTTACAGTTACTATTCTACTACATAGTGCTACCAATGTACACGCTATTTTCTAAGATCTTAGCATGTTTACTCCTGTAATGCATCTTTCAATACCTGTTTAATACGGGCTGTATCTGGGTGTGCATTCAGGCCGTTATCATCTCTATTGCCTACGTCATCAAGAAGCTCCCCATATAAGGCAGATTCGATAGCTGCCTTCAGCCTCTCGATTTCTTTGTCCTTGGCTTCTAGCTCATATTCAAGACTATCAATAGTACGCTCCAGACTCATCTCATAGGTTGCATCACTCATTGTTTTGTCTCCTGTTAGCAATCAATTCCCTTGCGCATAAAACTTCATTGTAGGTCATTGGCTTGTAACAAGGCTCCTGCGGTATGCCTTCCCAGTTATTATACTCAACATTAAAACCTAACGTGCATACAAAATGGGGTGACCTTAACTCATACCACCCACATTTACACCTATTGCAGTTACGCTTCTGTGATAGCATCATCGCCTTTGCTCCTTAGTTATTTAACCAATACCTCGCTGTATCACAGGCCGACGCTTCATCGTCTTCATGTGCATCAGCCTCATCAAGGTATTTTCCATCGACATAGAACATGACGACGTACTCGTTCCACTCCCAATTGTCGTACACTTCGGCACGACGATTGCCTTTCTCAAACACATTTACGATTATCATTTCAGTCGCTTCCTATAGTCATGCTTCATTGAGTCAACTTCATGGATAATGACATGCTTCGACGGAAACACGTTGGCCATTATTCTCAGCATGTCGAACGCTGACACTGCGGCCCACACATAGAGATTACCATTAATGGCAGACATCGCGCCGATGACTTCTCTAATCTCTTCAGCGAGTGCCATACCTGTCACAATGATGTCATTACCCTCATTCACAACCATCGACATGTGCGCACGTGCAGTCTTCCTTACTACCATCGATTTCATCTTACCTTTACTCCTTTATGTTCACCCCAACGTATGGGATTATTAAATGCGACGGATATCTCAATACGCTCATTAGTCACAACGGCACGCCATCCACGGTCAAGCGCCGCTTTCACCACATCGTCGACAACCCAGTCGCCCTCTTTACACACTTCGTGAAATATCTTCAATGGCATACGATTACCTTGCTCATCCACGAAGCACTTATTATAAATCTCATCACTCATTCTACACACTCCGTAAGGTAATGATAGGTATACAGATACTCTGCCGCGTCCCTTAGCACCCTGAACGTCGGCTCACTAGCCCCCATTGGCACAGAATATGTCAAGTGCGTCGACCATAAATTTAGCTTCACCCAACAACTGTCGTCGAAGACACGTATTTCCTTCGGCTCCACACTGTCGTCAATACTTAGATCAAGCTTATCCTTTTCGGTCCCGATACGCATAGTGCTATAGAACTCTTCAAACGTCATTGCCATTACATCCTCCTTTAGATACAAAATCATAGATACCATTAAATTTACCAAAGTCTTCGGTATTAGCCTTTGGTGCATGCTCACGTGCGTAGTCCTTCGCACACTCAATAGCGTTATCCAATGTGTCACTAATAAAAGTGTCACCACTAATGATTCTCTCGTCTTGTGTCATCCATTGAACGTCGACTACGCACTCATCTGGGCGCGTCGGCACCTCGGCCGATACGATGTTGATAGCATAAAGATACATCATAATCTCCTTTAACTTAAGGGTTAAGGTCATTAGGCATAATCTAGCCATACATTTATTATACGCGCACGCATGCGTAGGAGGGATAGATCTCTCATAAATCTTTGTATAAAGAACCACGTGTAACTAAGTTAGTAACTAAATGGGATATTATTGTAACTATTGTGGTAACTATTTATATATTAGTAAGGCCTAATATAAGGAGAGTGTGATGCTAAGTATCGTAATAGTTACAGTAATAGATCTCATATAGTTACAGTAATAGTTACAACGTGAAGGGATTGTTGCCACGAAGTGCGTCGGCACAAACATAATAAAAACAATAACTTACGGCATCTGATTTCTTTATTAATTATCATTTAGTTACATAGTTACAGTAGAGAGTATATAAATAAAATATGGTTAAAATGGTGTTTTAGCAAAAACCGGTATCGCAAAAAGTACATAGTTTATACTTATATAAAAGAACTTTATCGTACTGTAACTATGTAACTAAATGGTGTTCTATTTAACCTAATGGTGCCGTTGTGCGATGTCCCGTTAGTCTTTGTGTGATGTATCAATGTCCTTCGTGCGCTACATGACGAGCATCGGGCCGCGGTGCCGACGCATATCATGGCATCGATGTCCGTTGTGAGAAAGTTACACGCACAAAAAAGCCGCGGTACTCTCGCACCGCGGCCCGTTGCTTGACTATGGTAGTGGCACGTCCATGTGCCTGTGTCCGTTATGCGCGTTGTGCGCGGCGCTCGCGGATTTTGTCCGCTGTGCGATGCACATCGGTGAAGGTGTATCCACCTTTGAGCGAGTAGACTTGTCCGCGGCTCAAGCCGCATTCATCGGCGATCTTGCGTACGCTCCAATCGCGGTACCTGCCTACGAGGATGCGTAGCGCCATACGCTCGTCCATCGCACGTTGCGACTTCGGTCCGTAGTCGCGCTCCTTCGCGCCTCTACGTGGTGCCTCCGCAAGCTGCGCTCTTAGCGCGATGTTGTCACTCTGCAAGGTGTGCACGTGTTCCGCAAGCGCTGCGACTGCGTCTTCGAGCATAGCGATGCGCTGAGTGTTGTTGAAGTCTTTCATCGTCGATCTCCTTCGCACCTAAGGTGCGGCCGTGGTTGCGTCAACGCTGGATTGCGATTGACAGTAGCAATCCTACCGTGAGCAAAAGCGATAGTACAATTAAAATTTCGTATAGCCATATAAATAAAACTTATAGCGGCAATATTGCGATAGAAATCAATAACTTACGAACGTGAACCTGCGTGCCGACGTGCGTGTGTGCCGCCTGACGACGTACGCAGGCATGTAGGGGGCCTTTCGATCGTTGGTCAATGTCAATGCTGTACCGCAAGGGTCGGGGCTCACTTTGAGTAAAAATTTTCCGGAATCCTGGGCAAATTACCTCCCACGTCAAGCTACGACACAAAACAACCATGGCGCCGACGCGCTGTGGGTTTAGTGCTGTGGGTTTAGTGCTATGAGTTTAGTGCCGACGTGCCATAGACCTAATACGATGGTTAAGAGACTATATTACAGAGAGTCCCAGGAGCTAACCGGTGCGCTCCAGAGTAGCTCAATTTTAACTTATATAGGTCTACGTACGACGCTCCCCGGCGCTGACCGGTTAACTCCAGAGAGCTCCGGTAGCGCTTTGGTTAGTACTTTTAACTAAGTTTTAAAAGTACTATTTACTCATTATATTATGCGCGTGCGCACGCGCGTAGGAGCGCGGGATTAACCTCTATGGTATCCCTTAGCAAAGATCTTTGTAACTTTGCTCTCCCCTGCTATGTACTTTTGGCTCCCAAGGCAGTACAATAATTCATAGAATTATTGTAAACAAATAGAGGTATCCATGTCAGCGATCAAAACGGGTGAGCAACTACTCCGCTTGATCCAGGACCGATACCCCGGCTATCACCCGATCGTGCATGCAGCGGACATCGCCCACGACCAGGACGCGCCTATAAATGTACAGCTTGATGCTGTAAAAACGATGTTGAAATATACGACTCCAGAAGTTAAGAGCATCGACATTTCGGCTAGGATTGGCGGCGATATGGATGAGCTTGAGTTAATCGCTCATGGCTTAACTGTAGACTTGGAAGAAGATGAGTATTCGACGATTATTGAGGGTGAGGCTTTAGCTCTTGAAAGTTGAGTATTTCCCTTCCAAAACACTTCTACAGCTCCATAAAGACACTGACATGGAGACGGCCTTTGTACGTGGTATAAAAGGCCCGATCGGTTCTGGTAAGTCAGTGGGTATGTGTCATGAGATCATGTTACGAGCCATGGCACAGAAAGCACACAATCGGGTTAGACGGTCACGATGGGTTATAATTCGTAATACTTATCGTGAATTAGTTGATACAACAATAAAGACATGGACAGACTGGTACCCAGAGAAAATCGGTACATGGTCACAAGGTAACATGTCACATACGATAATTAGACCATTACCAGATGGGACGTTATTGTATCTAGAAGTGTTGTTTAGAGCACTCGACAAACCGAACGATGTGAAGAAGCTCTTATCGTTAGAGCTTACAGGTGGATGGGTTAATGAGGCAAAAGAGATACCAAAATCTGTTGTCGACATGCTCCAAGGTCGTGTTGGACGATATCCGTCGAGGCGTCAGGGCGGTGCTTCATGGTGGGGCGTTATCATGGACACAAACCCACCCGACACTGACCATTGGTGGTACAAGGTATTTGAAGAAGATTGTCCAGATAATTGGAAGCACTATGACCAGCCGAGTGGTTTGTCAGAGCATGCAGAGAACATTGACAATTTGCCAGCGAACTATTACAAGAATATGTGCGGTGGTAAGGACAAAGAGTGGATTAACGTATATGTCCACGGGATGTATGGCTTCGTGAGCGACGGTAAGCCAGTTTGGCCAGAATATAAAGACGACACTCATTATCGTGAAGTGTTGGGCGATGTGCCGAAGTCCAGTATTATTTATGTAGGTATTGACTTCGGATTGACTCCAGCAGCAGTCATTGGACGAATTACTGCGACGGGTCAGGTACAGATTATTGATGAGTTGACGACTGAAGATATGGGTGCTAAGAACTTTGGTCGACTTCTCAGGAAGAAATTGAATAAAGAGTATGGTAACCACCCGCTGGAGATCTACGCAGACCCCGCGGGAGAGCAAAGAGCTCAGACCGATGAGCGTACACCTTTCATGATTCTAGAAAGTGAGGGTATAACAGCTTGGCCGACGTACACGAATGATTTCTCCATACGGAGAGAAGTCGTAGCAGACTATATGCAGCGTCTCGACTTCGGAGGACAACCAGCATTCGTAGTAGGCCCAAAGGCCAAGATGGTACGCAAAGCTCTGGCGGGTGGTTATAAGTATAAGCGTATGCAAGTAACGGGTGAAGCCAGATTCATGGATAAACCAGATAAAGGCCGATATTCACACGTTGCCGACGCATTACAATACATGGTACTAGGTGCTGTAGGTAGTGATAATGTCATTGGCGGATTTGACAATGACCCAATTGACTATAGCCAAGTAAATAGGATGATCACCTGATGGGTAAGATCACCGGCATAGTGAAACACATTACTCAGAAAGAGTATGATGATTTAGGCGAGCAAATCTTGAAAGACGCTTCACCTGAATCACAAGTGTTTCATAAGATGCGAGGGGATATAGGTTACCTAACCGATCATCGAAATGATCTCAATATGGATGAGATCATGGACACGGTAACAGAATATGAAAAGGCAAAGTATTTATTTGCCAAAACAGGTGATCCAAAATATGAGGATGATATAAATCGTCTGTATGGATACATGATGGATGATTTATATCCGGGTGTAGAACATTGGGAAAAGTTCGTTGATGATTCACGGTTTATATTAGACGAGCCAATGTATGTACTGAGCCACAACAATATGTTTCAAGGTCGTGGACCATTACAAAGTAATCATCACTATTCTGCTAGCGTACTTGATCCAGAGGATATACCTCTTCGGACTTTTGATAAGATTGATGAGGCGAACATGCTATATCGTCTCGACCCAGGGCAGGAAGTATATCACCCAATGGGCTTAGCAGATAACCATGAGACGGTTGTATTAGGTGATGAACTCAATAAAGCATTAAATAGTGGTCGAGGTATGCCTGTCGAAGAATACCTTAACTCTATGGCAAAAACAGGTAAAGCACCATTTGCCGTAGGTGCGATGCCACTGAGTGGTCTTAGAGCTCCTCAGTTAGACGAGATAGCCGCACCAATGGCTTATGGTTCAGTATCACCTATTCCACAGAATCCTATAGGTGGTGCGGTGTCTAAAGGATTGGGTAAAGTACGTGACGCAGCAAATTATGCACATGTACCAGAGATGATACCACTACTTGGTGGTTTAGGTTTAGGTGATATGCTTGTAGGTGAATCCCCAGAGGTTATTGAAGACTGGTCATACGGATTCCCTCCATACAGTGGTTCGGGAGAAGCTACAAAACTTGACCCGAGGGTGATGGACATCTTCGGATTAATGGGGTTATAATGCTAAAGAAAGAAGACATTCTACAGATTATTAGCGATGAGTTGGCGAATGCTATAGGTTCGACATCCAGCAATTCCAAGTCATTCTATGAAGAAGCGTTAGGCCTCTATCTAGGCGACAAAGATGGTAAGGAGGTCGAGGGGCGAAGCCATGTAGTTTCCACTGACATTGCTGATGCGATTGAATGGATAATGCCTCAGATCATGAAGTCATTTACTCAGAACAATGAGATCGTAGTATTTGATCCAGTTCATGAGGGTGATGAGCGTCAGGCTGAAATGGAGTCTGAGTATGTATATGAAGTATTGATGAAGCAGAACGATGGCTTTATCATCCTTCACCAGTTTGTCAAGGATGCCCTTATGCAGCGTAATGGCATCCTTAAAACCTATTATGCAGAGCGTACTAAAACCAGAATCAGTGAGTGGACGGGCATCACTGAGGACCAGTATAATCAACTGGTTGCCGCTGAAGGCGTTGAAATCTTGTCAGAGTCTTCTTACATCGATCAGGAGCAGACTCTGAGGAAGCAGCAACAGTTGCAGCTTCAAATCAAACAGATTGAACAGACGGCGCAGACTAATCCACAGGCTCCACAGTTGATTGAGCGCCTATATGCCGAAGCACAGAAACCCGTCACCTTATACGATGTTCAGGTCGGTGTTGAGCGAACTAAGGGTCAGATTTACGTTGATCCAGTACCACCTGAAGAGTTTCGTGTTAATTCACGTCATAACTCTATTAATCTTGATGAAGCACGTTTCTCAGCTCATGTGACTACAAAGAAAGCATATGAGGTGATTGAAGAGTTTGATCTTGATCTTAAAGCAACTGACGAGCTACCAGGGAGCAGCTCATCATATGAGACTGAATATCGATTCCGTATGGGTCCAGATTCAGTATTCTATGAAGATTCTGAAAGCGATATTGATGCCTCTGATAAAGATATTGAGGTATCTGAATGTTTCAAAATGATCGATATCGATCAGACAGGTGTACCTCAACTATTTAAGGTTACTGTCGCGGGCGATAGCGATAATGTTACAGATATTCTGTCAGTCGAGCCTATCGATGAATTACCTTGGATCTCTACTACTGCGATTCTGATGTCGCATAAGTTCCAAGGTCTTTCTATCACAGATCGTCTGAAACAGATTCAGGACCAAAAGACAACTCTTTGGAGAAATATGTTTGATAACATGTATCTCCAAAATAACCAACGTCATGCAGTTCTCGAGAATCAGGTAAACCTCGATGATCTTATGATATCACGTCCAGGTGGCATCGTACGAGTCAAATCAATGGATGCAATCATGCCATTGGCTACTCCACAACTTGGGTCTGATTCATACAACATGATGGAGTATCTCGATCGTGTAAGAGCAGGTCGTACAGGTGTAGACCCAGATGGTACAGCTACACCTCAGAATATAGGTGATCGAGTCGGGTCTGAAGGTGTTGACCGACTGATGAATGCCAAAGAGGAACTTGTCGGTCTCATTATTCGTGTAATCGCAGAGACTGGCGTTAAACCTTTATGTGTTAAGATTCGTGATCTCTCAATTAAACACGTGAATTCGGTTGTTGATTTCCGATTTAGAGGTGTCTGGCAACAGATAAATCCAGCAACATGGTGCGATAGAACATCCACAACCGTACGTGTAGGTACTGGTACAGGGGATCATTTACAACAGATTAATGCACTACGTGAGATATTAGCTATTCAAGAGAAACTCGTTGCTAATCCAAAACAATCTCTCCTGGATGAAGTACGGGCTTTCAATGCTATCGATGACTTCTGTAAATTCAGCGGTCTAAATGGTGCAACTCGTTACTTCCTTGATCCTACATCTCCTGAGGGTCAGGCTAAGAAGAAACAGGTTGAAAAGGCAAGTATGACCATGAGTCAGAAAGAAGAGGCCATGCAGAATGAGATGACTCAGATTCAGAAGCAGCTCGCTAATGCTGAGACTGAGAAAGTTAAAATTCAACAACAGAATATTGCCATTAAGGGTCAAGTTGACTCGATGAAGAATCAGCTTCAGTTCCAGAAACAAAATTCTGATTCACGAATAGCAGAGTTGACCCAACAGCTTAATGAAATGAAAGAATATCGTGATGCCGTTGATAAAGAGAAAGATCGTGACCTGAAGAAATACGAGCTTGATCAACGTACTGCTGTAGAGCTTACACGTATTGAAGCTCAAAATAAAACGCAGCAAGATGCTAATTTCAAACAAAATCAGGATAATGTATGATGGAGGAGTTACAAGGTAAAGATCTTTTAGATCGCCTTAAAGAAGAACAGAAACGCGGTAAGCAGGCAGAGCATGCTTACGAGGCGTTCATCAGACCTTTTATCGGTGAGAAACGACAGGTAATGTTCGAAGCCTTTCAAGCCGCATCGATAGAGGATGTAAGTGCCCTACTAGAGATTAAACGCCAAGATATGGCGATTAAAGCCCTCGAAGGGGAAATTGAATCAGTAATAAACACTGGCAAGATGGCCGCTAAGACCCTTGCTGAAAAACAGGAGATTAAATCATGAAACTGAGAAGTTCTACCCGAACTTTGTTTGCAACTTACATGGCACCAGCTGATGCGGCTGAAATGCCAGGTAGTGCAGGCGGTGAGGCGAACGCAGTGGACGAGATCGCTGACATTCTTGTTGGTGGAGAAGAAAAAGACGATGTAACTGAAGATTTAAAGGGTGAGGAGACTCAAACCGATAAATCTACCGATAGTACTGAGTCTGATGAAGATGATTCTGGAGAAGTTACTCTGGATGAAATCGCTACTGAGGATGAACCAACTTGGTCTGATGTATTAGGGATTGAAGAAGATAAACTCGTATTTGACGATGACGGTAACCTTAAAGGTGTAAATGTCAAAGTCAATGGTGAGGTATCTCAAGTAGGTCTCAATGATCTGGTTGCGGGATTCCAGCTGAATAAGGCCGTTACTCAAAAATCTCAGGCTCTGTCTGAGGAGAAGAAAGCCTTTGACCAGCAAATGGAACAACGGACATTGGAATACAATGCGAAGATTCAGGAAGCATCGACACTAACCCAAGTGTTGGAACAACAGCTTCTTGGTGAGTATCAATCTGTTGATTGGGAAAGATTACGCATTGAGCAACCCGCAGAATATGCGGCCGCTCGTCAGGATATGGCTACACGAGCTCAGCAATTGCAACAGGCAAAGGCAGCAACAGCTACTGCCATGCAACAGCAACAGCAGCAACTGCAGAATACCAATCTTGAACAGCGTAATAATCGTATTCGTGAAGAATACAATAAGATGATTGAAAACAATCCACAGTGGACCGATGATAAGGTATACGAGAAAGATATGGGCCGACTCAAAGAGTTTTGCTCAGATACCTATGGATTCACTGATCAGGATTTCAAATCTGTCGTCGATGCCCGTGTGATTGAACTCGTTAAGGATGCTGAAAAGTACCGCTCGGGAGTTAAGATGGCTCAAGAGTCTCGTAAGACACCTCTTCCTAAGTTCCAAAAAAGTGGTGGAAAGTCGTCTAAACGACCTTCCAAATTACAGAAACTCACTGCGAGAGCAAAGAATGCCAAAGGCTCCAATAAGCGTGACGCTCAGGCTGATGCGATTGCAGAAGTACTTATATCAGGTGGAAACTAAATGAGCACATCTAACTTAGATAGCGCAGATCTTAAAGGCGTGGCCTATGGAGGCCTAATCCGTGAGGATGTCATGAACAAGATTTGGGATATTTCAAAAATCCCTCTTCCTCTGACTGACATGATCGGCTCTGGTAAAGCTAAGAGCTCTTACAAAGAATGGACCACTGACGAGCTGGCGTCTCCTGACACCACTAACGCGGTCATCGACGGTGCCGATGCAACTGGTAACAATACTGCTACTGGTGCTCGTGTTGGTAACCATTGTCAGCAGTCTGATAAGGTTGTTAAAGTATCTTATCGTGCTGATGCTTCTGACACCATTGGTCGTGCTAAAGAGCTGGCTTACCAGCTGATGCGTCGTCAACAGGAACTGAAGCGTGATGTTGAAGCCATCGCTCTTCTGAACCAGGCATCTGTCGCCGACAATGGTGATGATACAGCTGGTAAAGCTGGTGGTCTTCCTTCATGGATTGCAACCAGTCACTATGGTTCAGGTTCTGCTGGTGGTTTCAGCACTTCAACTAGTCTGACTGTAGCACGTACCACCGGTAACCGTGCAGCTCTTACCGAAGCCAATGTTCGTGACTGTGTTGAGTCAGTCTATAACGAAGGTGGTGACCCAACTGTGATGATGTCTATTCCAGGTATCATCAGCAAGTTCTCACAGTACCTGTTTACTTCTTCTGCCCGCGTTGCCACTCTGACTTCTGATCAGGGTAAATCTCGTGAAGCAGCTGCCGCAATCGGTGCCGTTAATGTTTATGTTACCGATTTTGGTACTCTGAAGATGGTACCTAACCGTCTCCAGCAGAAGTACAATGATGGTGCCGCTGCTGAAGCAGCCGATGTATTCATCCTGGACCCTGAGTACCTGGAACTGGCTTACTTGATCGGTTATCGTACTGATGAGCTGGCTAAGACTGGTACTGCCGAAAATCGCCAGATGCTGGTTGATTGGACTCTGGTCGTTAACACTGAGAAGGCTCACGGTATCATTGGTACTGTTAACCCAGCCGCCGCAGTAACCGCTTAAGGAGTGATCTGATGGCTGAAGTAAAGAAAGAAGCACCTGCCAAGACCATCGAGTCTTTGGCAAACGATGATGGCCTTATTAAGGTAACCAATGTATCAAAAGGCGATGTAAATCTTGCCAATGGTAGTATTGAACCTGGTAAAGAAGGTATGGCCACTATTGCAGAGTTCCAGAACTACGCTGGTAAATATCTGAAAGGTGCCAAGTAATGGATGAGGTGCTCAAGTCGGAATTCTTCTTCCAGGACCATACGGAAGAATTGACCCATAAGGTCACCCAACCTACTGAAGACTTGATTCTTCAGAGGAACCTGGACCTCCGTAATAACGCTGGAGCAATTCAGGACTTGGGCGCCCAATCCGGGGAGACATGGGGGCGAATGCTCGCCTCCATTCCCTTTATCCTTTGGGATAAGGCAATTCGTGAAGGTTATGAGTTGAATGCCAAAGACGCTAAACATGCTGAGAAAGAGCTACATCGTTGGCTCATGACCGAAGACGGTAAGCGTTGTTTGGTAGGTACTCAAAACCATAGACGAGTTCAAACAGGCCGATTTGTAGGAGGACTATAATGGCTGGTAAAATTTGTACAGGTTCTTCAGATAACAATGGTTATCACCCACGTGAGAGTGTAGCGTATTGTGAAGGTATGGCTTATCGTGCTTCTGGTGCATCTGCTGCAGTCCCAAAAACTAACAACCCTCATGTCGATGGGTCTGAAGCGCATACTGCTTGGGATGCTGGTTGGGACTTTGCTGATGCTGCCGCTGGTGGTGCCATTGATTCTACCACTACTTGTTGCAATGTTAGTGGTACTGTAGCTGCTTAGGTGATACATGGACTACACTGAAATTAAAACTATCACACTATCTTACGCTGATCGAAGTGATGCAGATGTGACAAGTCGTATGGATGACTTTTTACGAATCGTTGAATCTCGAATCAATCGTAGGTTAAAAACTCTGGAAATGTCCGTAAGGGCTCGTATTTCAGCTGTAGCCGACCAAGAATATTATGGTCTACCAACTGGTTTTGCAGGTCTTCGTCAGATCAAACACGTATCTGGTACAGACAAAGTAACTGGTAGCCCTATGAATCCAGAGCAAATTGATTCACTATCTGGAAAGAGCGGTCTAGTTGGTCTTTTTTATAATATCAATGACAGCCAAATCCAGATATACCCAACAAAAGATAGTGGAGAATTTGAGCTTCTCTACTATAAAAAGGTAACAGCCTTGGATGGTACAAATACTACTAACTGGGTATCTGAAGGTGCTCCAGACTGTTACATTTTCGGTCTCTTGGTTGAGATTAGTGCATTCATTAAGGATGCTGAAGCTAAAGCAATATGGGATAATCGCTTCTTAGAAGTGGTTGAGGAACTGAAAAGTGATGACCTTGAGACCCGTTGGTCAGGTCCATCAATGGTAACACGAGCAGGTTAATATGTCTGAAGTACAAGAGTTTAAATTCTTTCCACTGGTTAATTTCCAATGGGTAGACGAAGACAAATTAATGGGAGATTATTATCCCGGTATGTCGTATAACTGCACACGTTTTCCTTTACACGATAAGTTAAGGGTTATGTGCAAACAATGGGAAGCTGAAGGTAAAATTAAGGTTATGCCTCTTCAGATTGGTCAGTATTTTGAAATGCAGAAACGTGAGGTACTCACATAATGACAGTTCAATTTTCAGATAGTGTGCGAAATGCTCAGTTAGATGCTGTCGAAACATCCATCGGGACTACTCCTTATTTGGACATCCGTTCTGGTGCTCAGCCGGCTAACTGTGCCGCAGCAGACTCTGGTACAGAGATAGCTCACATAGCTCTCCCGTCTGATTGGATGGCAGCAGCAGCGAGCGGCGTGAAAGCAAAGGCAGGTACTTGGTCTGGTACAGCTGTAGCAGCAGGAACCGCAGCCCATTTCCGAATTAAGGATAGCACTGATACAACTTGTCATATACAAGGTTCTATCACGGCTACTTCCGGCGGTGGAGATATGGAGCTGGATAATACCAGTGTAGCTAATGGCCAGTCAATTACTATTACCACCTTTACTATTACAGCTGGTAATTCGTAAACAATGACTGCGCCAGTATATGTACAGAGTTGGACTAACACTGCTAACCCCAGTGGGACTATCTCTGTTACCATATCTGGTCAGACATCCGGTAACTTACTATTATGCACTGTAAGTTCTGGTGACATAGCTAAGAATTTCCCCACCCCTATAGGGTGGAATGCAATACGAGAAGATGACCAGTCGAATGGTACACTTGCTACCTTCTGGAAAATTAGCGATGGTACTGAAACAAGTGTAAGTTTCAGTGTAGGTGCTCCAAATACTGGTTATATCATAGCTGTACACGAGTATAGCGGAGCGCATGATACTAGCCCTATAGATACATCATCTGGTGCTATTGGAACGGGTACAAGCTCTAATGGTACAGCTATTACAACAGGGTACGATGATTGTAAAGTAGTTCATGCTACTGTACAGATAAATAACTCTAACCCAACACATACTCCTCCTACAGGGTACACAGAACGGACGGATGTAAACACAGATTCTGCCCAAAATTATCAAAGTCAAGCTGTTAGTGATGATGACTATGCTTCAGCAGGAAGTACTGGAACTGTATCAGGTACCTGGTCTCAGTCTGATGTATGGATAACGCAACTTATTAGTATTCGTCCAGGTGCTGCATCTGTAACGGGTACACTTACTAAGACTCTAGATGGAGCGACAGTAAGTTCAGATGCCGATGTACTTGTATCAGGTGCATTATCTGAAACAATAGACTCGATGACTGCTTCATCAGCTGGTGAATTGGGTCCAGTACCCGTTGTAGGTATATTGGACATAACACTTGGTGATGCTACAGTAAGCACCAATGGTGAAGTACTTGTAAGTGGTACATTTGATAAAACTTTAGGTGATGTAACATTATCATCTGAAGGCGATATATTCTTAGTCGGACTATCGAATATATCTTTAGACGATATGGTTGTATCGTCTAGCGGTGGATTGTTTGTTGAAGCCTTAGGTGTAGTAGATATTACCTTAGATGATAATGTATTATCTTCTTTGGGTAACGTAGATTTAGCAGGTGCCGCTACCATTACGTTAGGTGATACATTGATATCATCTATAATGACAGCGGTATTTGAAGTATGGACAGAGCAATGTGAAAGTGGGGATTCTTGGGTATCACAATCTGAAGCATCTGGTAGTTGGTCTGAACAGTCTGAGCAGATAGATGGGTTTATAACACAAAGTCAAAGTAACGATACGTGGTCTACTCAAACTATACAATCCGATACAAGTGTAGAACAGACACCTGATTCAGATAGTTTTAAATCACCATGCTAAGGAGGTTATATGAAACAAAAGTTAAAACCATTGAATAAACGCGTTAATCGACTGATTGTACATAGTCAACGACTGATTAATACTACAGGTCAGAATTTGGGTAAAGGTGTAACTGCCTTTAAACATAAGAAGCCCAGCTAATGGAAGTAAACGAATCTACAAAACAAGGTGTAGTAGCATTTACAGCTAAAGATATTTATGCTGTTATAGCTGTCGCTATGACACTATGGTTTGGCTCTACTTATATACAAGGTGTAGTTACCCCTGTAGAAAAAGAAGCTCGTGAAGCTCACGAACACAGTAAACGTGTGGAAGCTAGATTTGATACATTTCTTGCCCAAGATGCTGAACATGAAAAAGCATGTGCCGAAGATAAAGGACGCATGAAGCATGATATTGAGGAACTTCAACAACTTTTTAAAGAATACATAGATCGCAAATATCGTAAATCGGCATCTGCTAAATTCTCTAAAATTAATGGGTTGTATATTTTTGGAGGATTCTCGCAACCACTATTGCCGGAGAATGGTTACTATGAAAATATTGCAGGAACATACGGGTTGGGGTTTGATTATCGTGTTAGTGATGATATGCTTCTTGATTTTCGCTTGGGTCACAAATCCCAGCTTGGGGAAGATAACTGCGCTGGCGATAACAAATGTTATGGTGATCAGTTCTTGGATGCAGAGTTGAGGAAATACTTTTGAAAGTAGATTATTCACAATTAGACTATCTCCACCACAATATGAAGCACTTACTTATGTGGCTGGAGAACACTACGCGGTTAGAGTTCAACAATTCATCTAACTTTAGGCCTGGCGATACAGGTGTCCATGGCTATGGTCGTGGATGGGATATTAGTATGCCGGTCATTTCTATTGGTAGAGCTATCGAGGAATTTATCAATGCCAATTGGACATATGACCCTGAACGCCCAGAGAAGAAGGTTGCAGTTCTCCATGATACAGGAAGCGGATGGCATCTCCACCTCCAAACGCATGACAGAACACAGCTCAATGGAGGATACCGCTAATGGACTTCGATTGGAAAGGTACACTAGCAAAAGTAGCTCCAGCGATTGCGACGGCGATAGGCGGGCCGTTTGCCGGTGTAGCGACGAAGATTGCGGCAGATGCATTAGGTATTGAGGCAACTCCAGAAGCTCTTGAGCAAGCTGTTATGTCTGGAGACCCTGATATACTCTTAAAGCTCAAACAGGCAAACCATGATTTTTTGTTGAAGATGCGCGAGCTGGATATTCGGGAATCACAGCTAGAATACTCAGACCGCCAAGATGCCCGTGAACGAGAAGAGAAACTAGGCGGCAGTTTTGTTACCGCACTTGGTAGCCTGATTTTGATCGGTTTCTTCGCTATGGTCTACTATGTCTTAAGTGGTGGTGCGGTAGTTGATTCAGTATTGGCTGGAACATTGATCGGTTATGTATCAGCGAAGGCGGAACAGGTTACATCATATTTTTATGGTTCTAGCCGTGGTTCTAAAGAAAAGACAAAAGCCATGGCTGATGCCATGAAGAACGCAGCGAGGTAATAAGATGGGACTCGAAACAGTGAGCTATATTGACGATCTTGATTCGTCTTGGCCGCTTAATGGTGACGGTCTAAATCAGGCCGATGATCACTTACGTAACATTAAGAAGGCTCTCAAACAGACCTTCCCAGGTGCAAGTGGTGTAGGGTTTTCAAAAGCAATTACTGCATCAGAAGATGAACTCAATACCCTTGACGGTATTACTGCTACTGTCGATGAACTTAACAAGCTCGACGGATTTACTGGTGTCGTAGCTGATCTCAATGCGATAGCAGGTGTAGCAGCACTTGGTGTTACACCTGTAGAGGTAGGTTATCTTGATGGTGTCACCTCTGCTATTCAAACACAGATTAGCAACGAGGTTTCTGCCAGGGTTTCTGGTGATGCATCTACCCTTGCATCTGCTCAAGCGCTTGTAGATGATTTGAGTGGTGTTACAGATACAGCTACGGCCAGATCTAATCTTGGTCTCGGTTCTCTAGCTACCCTATCAACTGTAACAGCTGCGCAGCTTGCCTCGACAACAGCTGAAGAAGCATGGATTAGAGACCTGTTAGCTGATGCAAGTGTAGGTGAGATTGGTACATATGCACTTATGCGTTCTAACTTAGGCGCTACCCGTGCTCCGGGTTACACTGTAGCAGGAAGTAGTTTAGATTATGCTTGTTTAGAATATTGGTCAGAATGTTCTGATACCTGCGGTTCAGGTTTTGTACTACAGGCTTATGCATCTACCCCCGCAGGGACTTGGAGGCTAATGGGTTATCACTATGATGATAGTTGGACAGCCTCCTGCCTTTCTCTTTGGATGAGGATAGCTTAAATGTTATTAAATTTACGATACGACCATCAAGGTTGGGTACTATGCGATATGGATCACCCTGTATATGGGATGATACCATATACAGCGTCGCCAGAAGATAACGAACCAACAGGTAAAGCTTTGTGGGCCAAGATTCAGGCTGGGGACTATGGACCTATTGCCCCTTATAACCCAAATGAAGACCCACGAGTTAAAGCTCAGGAGAAGATGGATGCGTTACTTAACAACACCTCCGAACTTAAATGATTTAGACGCTTGGATGAGGGATCGTTTTACGAAACGAGCCTTTAAAGACAGCCAGAGGTTTGGTGAGAAATTTCAAATCTTTCATCCAGACTATGCGGGTATTAGTGGAGAGTTTATACAAAAATATAATGGCCCATCTATTGATAATTCAAAGGTAGGTGTATACACCCCATTCCAAACAGATAATGATTTAGTGGAAATTATGCGCGAAGCTGTCGGTGTAGATGGACATCTTAGTAACGCTATTCTTTATCCTTCAGAGTTTGGTTGTTTAGGTTGGCATACAAATGCGAACCATCCGGGGACAAGGTATTATGCTTCTTACTCTGAAGAAGGTGACGGGTTCTTTAGATATTTAGATAATAATACTGGCGAAGTAGTTACAGTGCAAGATGAGAAAGGTTGGATGTTTAGAGAGTTTGATATACCTAATCCAGAAGATGAACTCTTTTGGCATTGTGTTTATGCAGGTACTGGTAAACGAATTAGCTTTGGATGGATATACTAATGCCACGAACTAAAGAAGAAATGACAGAAATTCTTACTAAGCGTAAGATTGCGGATACTCTCAAAGCTTCTACTTGGGCTGACCTAGTAACGGGTGTCCAAGCCGCCACTGTAGAAGATCGTAACAAGCTTGTACAGCTACTAGTAAACGGCCAAACTAAAGCGGCAGGTCAGAAGTTAAAGATGCTTTTGGTTGATAATGCCAAAGTTCGCGCTCGTACTGAGGTAGATGCAATCTTAACGGATGACGCTATTTCACTAGCAGAGCTAGATACACTTATATAGGTGGTATATGCCTGAGTTCTTATCAATAAATCAAGTAGGTTTGAAGGGTCTTAATACAGACCTCTCACCTTGGGAATTGCCTCCAGAGTTTATATCATCAGGTAAGAACTTCCGAGTACTTGGTGATAGGATTATCTCTGCGGGTAGTTCAGAAACATATGATACTCCTACAACAGCATTCACCGCGGGCCGAAATACTTTTGTTAAGACACCATCTGCGGAATACTGGATGGTGTTTGGTCGTAATGATGTTTATGTATTTGACGGCGCTTCTTGGACAGAGATAAGTAGTGGAGCTTATGCAGGAATCAGTACTGATGGAGAACTTAACTGGACTATGGCTATGTTGGGTATTGTCCCAATAGTCAATAATCCTGCTCATTATCCTGAATATTGGAGCCCACAATCCGCAGGTCAAGTACTACAGGCATTGCCTTTTGATGCTTCTAATACTTGGTCAGATAAATCATACACTTGCCAAGTGATTCGTGCTCATAAGAATGTATTACTGGCATTGAACTTATCTGAAGGCGCTGTAGAACTACCGCACAGCTATCGTTGGAGTCATCCAGCAGATAACAATGGTATTCCTTTTAGTTGGGATGAGCAAGATGATAGCGCACTTGCAGGTAAGGCTCAGCTTGGTGGCCATACTGGTTCAATAGTTGATGGGCTATCTTTACGTGACTCCTTCATTGTCTACTCTGAGACAGGTATTAACGTACTCGATTGGACAGGTGATGAGTTCGTTTGGAGACGTCGTGAGCTATCGTCATCCTATGGTGCATTGACCAAAGATTGCATCGCTGAAATAGATGGTAACCATTTCATCTTGACAGACGGTGATATCCTTATCAATAATGGTAATAGTATTGATTCAATTATCCATAATCGTATACGTACACGTATGTTATCGAATATGAATGCGGATTATTATCATCGGTCGTTTGTAGTGAAGTTTACTGCAAAGAAAGAACTTTGGTTCTGTGTTACCGAAGATAATGCCCAATATCCAAATGTTGCTTATGTATATAACTGGAAAGATGATGCTTGGTCGATTCATGATCTTCCAGATAATATAGCCTTCGCAGCCTATGGACCTAAAGGTGACCCAGTTGTAACATACGCAGATCAGACTATCTCGTATGCTGAAGCGACCTCATCATATGGTGCACAACAAGGTTCACCAAATGATGATAATATTATTGGTGTTGATATATCCGACAGTAGTCTCATTGTACTTGAACCAGAGAATACTGTTGCCGAGATAACTGATACAGAGTTAGAACGATTACAATACCCATTGCTTGATCATGACTCTGTATTCTTTATCTCCAGAGTATATCCATATATGGACGGCGTAGACGATGTATCTATCCAGTTTGGTACACATGATTATGTCGGCGGGCCGGTGACTTGGGGCGTTGAGCATACATTCAATCCTTCAACAGACCGAAAGATTGATGTACGAATCACTGGAAAGCTACTAGCATGGCGTATTAAATCTAAATCAACTGGTAAACTTGAATTTTCAGGTTTTGGTATTGAAGTGAGTAGGGCAGGTAAACGATGAGTATACCTAACGAGTCACCTCCAAAAGGTACAGATAAACATCTAGCGGAATACCTTGATCGTATGTTTCGTGAGGCTCGCCTTGCAGATCAGGCATTTCATAGTATCTTCCGTACCTCTTGGGATGACTTACGATTCCCTGCTCAAGGTATTAATCCACCAGGACAGGTATCAGATCCCGCAAGAGAAGCAACAACTGGGCTTCTTTTATTTGGAGCTTCTGGTACAGAGACAATAGCTGGCGTTGCTCAGATGCCACATGATTGGAAAGAAGGTTCTATCCTTGGACCTCATGTACATTGGCAAAAGACAGTAGCAGGAGCTGGCGATGTAGTTTGGCAACTAGATTATGAAGTAGTACCCAATGGCGATATTGCAACAATGGGGTACACCTCTCAATTGCAATCAAATACAATAGTACCACAAATAACAGACGATAATTCAGCCAACAGGTTATTAGTAACCGATCTTGGCGAAATGACTATGGTAAATAAAAAGATTTCATGTTGCATACTGTGGAAGCTAAGTCGAGTAGGTGGTGATGCAGCTGATACATACGCATCTGATGCAAGGTTGGTTGAGTTTGATATACACTATCAACGAGGTCAGCTTGGTTCTACTTATGAGTATTCCTTATTTTAGGAGAGAGTGATGGGTAATCTAATAATAGCACCAATACCCGTAACACTTGTGGATTTTGTTTTTCCTAAAGCAGCTCCACATTTGGAACGTGTAATTGCACGTGCACCAAGAGATATTAATCTCGAGTCAATTAAGAAGAAATTGCTCGAAGGTAAGACAATGTTGGTCGCCGTCCTTGATGAGGACCAAGTAGTTGCTGTCAATATACTTGAAGTATCTGAGTATGAGACAGGCCACCGTGTAATGTACATCCCTATTACTGGTGGTGACCGTATGGATGAGTGGTTGGATCGCTTTATGGCAATTGCCCATGCTATAGCGATAGATCACAAATGTGACGAACTCCGAGGTATGGCGTGTCGCAAGGGATGGTTAAGGGCTTTGAACAAAGCTGGTCATGAGTGGTATCATGTACATGAAGTGATTGGCTGTAAAGTGAAACGACCTACTAAGGAGGACGCTCAATGAGTGGTTCTATAGGTAAGTCAGAGTCTAGCTCTGACGCTCAAAATACGTTTAACCAAGATGTGTGGGGGCCGCAGGGTGATGCGCTACAAGACCTCTACAATGTCCTTGGTGGCGTATACGGTAGTTATCTACCGACATTTAACCCAGCAATCGACTACGGTTCATCCTATGGTACCGATGTGCTATCGTCTATCATGCCTTATTGGAATGATACAGCTCAAGGTGGTGTATATGATAACATAGGTATTGCTGACACCCTTATGGGTTCTTTGAATGATTCATTGAACTCTCCATCTATGACTTCTGAGCTTTATGCCCAGATCATGGGCGGTGAAGGTAATGATTATGTTGATGCCATGAAGCAGACTCTCATGAATGATGCTGAGTCTACAGGTGATCTTCTACTTCGTCAGCTAGATGCACGTGCCGCAGCAGCGGGTATGTCAGGTGCATCGACACATGGTAACCTCATCGCTGAAGGTATGGAAGATATTAACGACTCACTACTGACAAACATGACTCAGCTTGGTTATGATACATTTGACCAAGACCTTGATCGTAAGCTTGAGATTGCGTCTGCAGCTGACGCGAATACTCTTGCTCGACAAGACCTATTAGCCAATATGCTTGGCGCTCAGCAGGCTACAGCTAATACAGGTCTTACACTCGGTGGCGACCTTTATGGTTTAGGCATCGACCAGTACATGCTTCCATGGACTACTGTCGGAGCATATGGTGACATCCTTGGCGGGCCGACAATCCTGGGTTCAGGTTCGGGTATTTCGTCAGGTGATTCAAAAGGTAAATCAGTTTCTGGAGGTGCCAAATAATGGCCGGTGATACAGCAAAAAATAGTAATCCTTCTGCAGGTATGGGTGAGTTCTTTTCTACAGTATACCCTGGTTGGACTAACATGTCCCCACAAGAACAGTCTCAACTAATGAGTGGTTTTATGGGCCAAAGTCCGACTGGAGCAAGTATTACTCAGGCTGGACGTAATCAGGCTCAGCAGCTTGGTATGTCTGCAGCGAAAGATATGCAGAATCATGCCCAAGCAATGCCGATGGAAGGGCTCATGATGATGAACAACCGAGCACAGGGTGCTCCTAATGTGCAGGCTGCTCAGGCTCTAAATCAAGGTTCAAATGCTCAGCAGATTCAGCAGCGTATTCAGCAGATGAAGCAGATGCAGCAGATGAAACAGATGCAGAATCAACAGCAGCCTAACCCAATGCAGCAGGCTCAGCAGCTAATGCAGCGCAAAAGTCTGATGGGAATGTAATCGGAGGTATACCATGGATTACTATCGTTTTGGTCAAATGCTACGTCAGAACCCCGAAATGCTGAAGACTATGATTCAGCAGGCTGAGGCGCGTAAGATGTCTGAGCATGTTGACAAAGTCTATGGTACACCAGCTCAGGTGAAGGACACACCTGTGCCTTATCAAATGTCTGAAGATGAGAAGTTTGATCAGTGGGAACCTAACATTGAAGGACTCATGAATATTGAAGAACAGTTCCATCCAGGTACTGGATTATTCGATATGCGAGTCCCAGCTGATGACAAATTTAATCTTCTCCAGAAACGTATGATGGCTACTGGTTTACCAGGTTATCAGAAGATTGCAGCAGCGAATGCACAAAATATGCAGACCTCTGCAATGAGTAATATGAACTCAAGATGGAATGCAATGAACGGGCTCAGCACATATGGCAAGAATTCACGTGATGCCGGATTTATTCCAGGTACACCAGAATTTCAGGCCGATGTTCTTCGTCAGTCACAGAAATCTAAAATGGTTATCGATCCATTAGATAAACCATATAGTGTTTCTGAGCTTGAAGCATATATGTATGAGGATGGTTCATCTGTTGAGCCAAATACAACACCTCGTCAGGTGATGGATTCAGGTCGTAAACTTGTTCTTCGTAATAATCTTTCATCTGATGCCGCAGGTCGACAAGCGATGTTGGAAAATGCGAAGACAGGATTTGGTGTGATTGATCGTTTACTATATGATGAAGCTGGTGATGTTAACCAGAAAATCATTTTGGAAATGCTTGGTCATAATGTTGATCCAACAGGTGGTGTACTTGCAACATGGGCAACTTCACCAGAATCTCATCTCTTGTCTAATGCTTTTGAACGTGGTATTCAGGCAATTACTCGTGTTGAAACAGGTGCCGCAATGCCGCCAGAAGAATTGACTAATACACGTAGACGATTCATTCCTTTACCGGGTGAAGATATTGAAGCTGTGGAGCAGAAAGTAGCCGCATATAAGCACTTTATTAATAATGCCACAAACCTTATTGATCCAATTAATCGAGGAGGTAAGTGGGATAGTAATAAGGCTGCGGCAATTAATGCTGCTATCGATGCCTCATTTGATGCTGTCACAAATGAGCCACCATTGCCGGATGATTTATCCTTTAAGAAGCCAGGGGGCCAGTAATGTCTGATTATAAAGTAGCATACGATAAAGCTGGTAAACCTGTAATCGTTCGTAAAGTTAAAGGTGCCGATGGGCAGATGCAGTGGGAACGTACTACCCACAAGACTATCGAAGAGGCTGAGAAGGAGGGAGGACTGCTCGAAGCACCGACTAAAGATACCACAGCACTAGAGAAGATGGACCCACGTCAGCGCCAACACTATCTCCGCAACTATGGTATCAATAAACGGTATCAGGAAGAATTAGCTCAACGTGGTCCTGAGGCAGTGCAACGCGCTATTGAAGCCCGGCAAACGAGTATTCCAAAGGCCGCCATGATTCATGCTGGTCGTGAAACGGATAAATTGCTTGCGGGTGGTGGAGATGTTGTAGATTGGCTTGACTATCTCGTTAGTGGTGCCGAAGGTCAGGAAGCAGCTATGGCTCGTACTAATAATCGTGCTAAGGAGCAAGCTCTTAATGATGAGTTATTCCGTGAGTTCGAAGAAAATACGGGTGGTACTAAGATAGCCACTACCCTTCCATATCTTGCTTCTGGATTTGGAGCTGGTCCTGCATCAGCTAAGTTATCTGGTCGCTTGATTAAGGGCGCTACAGATACTGCCAAATATGCCGGACGACAGGGTCGTGGATTAATGACTAGAGGTGTTGAGGCCGCCGCCAAACAACGTGGACCTGTAGGCTCTGCTGGTAAGCGGATGAAGAAAGAATGGACGGACCCTCTTAATCGCTGGGCAATGAGAAAGAAAGCTCAAGTTAAAGAGGTAGACCCATACCGTCCTGATGCCCTGAAACATGTACTTGGTGATACGGGTCTTGGTGCCGTAGAAGGTGCACTCCATTACAATATGAATCCTATTGAAGGGGCCATTGCTTCAGCCTCGGGTTCATCGATAGGACAAGTATGGAAACCTGCATTTACACGTGCACCTGATTTCTACTCTCAACCTGAGCGTGATCTTATTGAGTGGGGTAAAGACCGAGGTATGAAGTTCTTACCTGGTACTGAACGAGGTATGCACTCTGCTCACATGTTTGAGGAGGGTCTAAGAAGTGAGAAAGCTTGGACTGACCTTGTGCATGAGTTTGATCGCTCAAATGACCATGTTGTTAATCGCACAGCTTATGAGGCGATGGGTCTTAAAGGTAAAGACGTTATCTCTCCAAAAGATTTGACAGATCATATGGCATCTCTTAAGAAAGAGTTCCAAGACCTTGAGATGAAGACTACTGGCCGATTCGATAAAGGTCGCATCATGGATATGCGACATAAAATCAATCGACTTCTCAAGTCTAAATCTCCATCTGATATTGCAGCGGGTAAAGAGGCCGATGCCATGTATAAAGAGATGATGTCGATGTCTACTTTGAAACGTGATGCACGTGGTCGATTTAAGGGTGCATCATTCGATGGTGCTAATTATCAGGACGTAAGACGTCGTATCTCTAACCGTATGGAAAAGGCTTATGACAACAAAGAGCTTGATGCATACAATATGTTGAAAGAGATGCGTACTGAGCTTGATGATGCACTAGCTCGTGGTATTGATGCAGATGCACGAGTCCAGTCACTGGGTCAGGGTAAGATTGATAAACCCGTTACTTCAGCAGATTGGAAAGACATTAATGAGCGCTACGCGATGTCGAAGCTTGTGCAACAACATGGTATGACACCTACTGGCCAAATTGATTTAGATCGTTTGTCAAGTCACTTATTGACTACTGATGCAGAACGTCTGATTCAAGAACAAGGTGGTAGAATCGTCCCATTACAAAAGATGGCTAAATTACGCCATATGACAAGAAAGCTACCTGGTAATGCTAATAGAACGGCTAGTCTTATCAAAAACCCTGAGAAGGTCACTCCCTTCCATGCGTTTCTTAAGACACCTATGGCTGGTGCAGCATTCTTCAATCCAATATCTAAGGCTTACTTAGGAGCTTATAAGAAGGGTTGGCCAGTAACTAGTGGTTTAGCTGGAATGAACATAAACGACAACCGTCTATGGAACTTCCCTAAAATCAATAGAGCCGTAGCGATGGGTACGCAAGTCCATCCTGACGTGATTCTAGGTGGTATTGATTTATCCAAGACTGGATATGACTGGACTAAAGAGAAGTTGACTGGTGTTCAGGAAGATCTTGATGAAGCTGAGAAAACAGTGAAAGAGTATCTTGGATTATTCGACTGGAAGCATGATCAGAAATAGATCACTCCTCCCTCGTAAGTAGGGATTGGCCCTAGACCTAGGTCTAGGGCCTTTTTTATTATAGATCGTCCCGCCAACGAATAGCCACACAATGAAATGGTATACCATCTTTGGTGAGATCTGCGTATTCACAAGTAACTAGTTTACCAATGAATTGTTCCTTGTGATCAAGCGCATACTTCTTCGCGCCGTGGTCCCCAGGTGCCGATGTCTTAAATAATTTACCATCCTTAGTTTTCAGTATTAAGACTCCCCAATCATCTTTTGACCTTTCAATGTCGACACATTCGAACTCTTCATCGTGTCGCATTTTAACTTTGATGAGATTTTTAGACCGCTTACCAATATCATACTTTCCATCCGCATGACGTAGTATACCGCCCTCGTATCCTTTTGCGATGTATCTTTTACAGAGTTCATATGGGTCTACTCCTTGCTTGACTCTATACGTCGGCACTAGTCTCACAAATTGATTCTCTGTGATAACATCATGGAGATATGTTAATCGGTCTTGGAATCTTTCACCAGGTATGATCACATCATAGATATGGTATTGAAGAAGTAGTGTGTTTGGCTGCCTCCTCTTCGCCCACGACGCGATCGTTTGTAATGGCTTGCCATGTGCGTATAATTCACCATCGAGTATAACGTCATCTGGAAGATTGATACTATCGAGGATTTCACCAATAGTATCGATGGGTTTGCCTCTTCTAGAGTATGCTCCATCACGATTAACCAAACATCGATGCCCATCAAGTTTTGGTTGAGTGAGCATGTTATGAATCTGGAAGTGTCCAGCATTCTTCAATGGTTGGGCTAACATAGGTGCCGCCAGGCCGAGTTGATTTGTTACAAAATCACCAAGTTCATCTTTCGACTTCTTAAAACCTTGGTCCATCTTAACACGTGCTCGAGCATCGATACGTAGCTTGATCTGTTCACTAATGGAACGACCAGCTTTACCTTCATCGATAGTTTCGGTATAGCGGCAGCCATTGGCGTG